CGCCGCCCTAGCCGGCACCATAGTCTCACTCTCATGGCGCAGCCTGCCCGGCGAATACCAAGGCCGCATGAGCCTCGGCGCGTGGGAAGACAAATGGGCCGGCGACCACCAGATCGCCACCCTCGTGCAAGCCGAGATCGACGCCCACCCCTACCTGATCGGCCGCAGCCGATCCATCGCGCTCAAAACGGACGCGAACACGATCCACGTCAAAGGCAACCGGCCATGCTGGCCCACATGGACGCTCACCCCCGCCGCCGACGCCAAGACCGTCAGCATCAAGGACGCGCACGGCCACAAACTCGCCGTCACGTCCACCATCGCCATCACCGGACGCATCTCCATCGACACCGACCCCGACCACCGGGAGCTGCGCGTCAACGGCAACCTCATGACACCCACACTCGAATCCGACTACTTCCCCCTATTGCCCGGCCTGAACACGCTCACCCTCACCGGAGCCACCGCCGCCAGTCTCGCGTACAGGCCACTCACACTCATCTAGGAGCACACTCATGCGATACATGATCTTCGACCGCTGGGGCAACCCGCTCGGCGACCTGCCCTACGCCATCAAGGCCATCCGCACGAGAGCCACCGACGGCACCGACACCCTCGACATCACCACCATCGGCGAGATCAACAAGGACGAACGCATCGCGTTCAAGGACTCGATGGGCCGCTGGGCGGAATACCTATGCCAGTCCACCCAGACCGCCCGCGCCGCAGGCATGCCCGTCACCGTCGCCTACTGCACCGGCAGCATCGCCGAACTCTCGCGCACCTATATCGAGGACAAACGCAACCGCAACGCGAACGCCAAAGCCTGCCTCGCCAAAGCCCTCGAAGGCACCCGGTGGGCGGTCGGCACCGTCGAGACCGGCACCATCACCGGCACGGCCAACCTCGCCTTCTACCACTGCACCGCCCTCGACGCCATCCAGAAAATCGCCGACACCTACGGGCTCGAAGTCCAGACCGAATACCAGCCCGACCCGACCGGCAACCAGATCGGCCGGCGCATCATCCACCTCGTCGAACACCGGGGCTCCACCAACACCACGAAACGCTTCGAATACGGCAAAGACCTCACCCAAATCAAACGCGACATCGACAGCGGCGACGTCATCACCCGCCTCTACGGGTGGGGCAAAGGCATCGAACAAACCAACGAGGAAGGCGAGGCCACCGGCGGATACAGCCGCAAAATCAGCTTCGCCGACGTCAACAACGGCAAACCCTACGTCCAAGACGACCAAGCGCTCGCCAACTGGGGCATCGTGGGAGCCGACGGCGCCAGACACCACAGCGAAGCCGCCGTGGACTTCCCCGACTGCGAAGACCCCAAGGAACTCCTAAACCTCACCAAAGCGGCGCTCAAAACCCGCACCACGCCCGTCGTCTCCTACACCGCCGACGTGACCGCCCTCGGACAAGCCGGCTACGACCCGGAAGGCACGGACGTCGGCGACAGCGTGCAGATCATCGACACCAGCTTCACCACACCATTGCGCCTCGAAGGCCGCATCCTCCAGATCGAGGAAGACCTTGCCGGCAGCCTCGCCGACACCAAGATCACCCTCGGCAACATCCGGCAATCCTACACGCAGCGCCTCGCCGCCCAACAGCAGGCGCTCGACAAACTCGTCTCCAACTCCGGCGCATGGAACAGCGCCGCCGGCGGCACCGGCCCGTACATGAAGGACCTCATCGACCGCATCAACCAGATCATGAACGCCACCGGCGGATACACGTACCTCAAACCCGGCCAAGGCATCTACGTGTACGACAAGCCGATCGACCAGCACCCCACGCAGGTCATCCAGATCGGCGGCGGATACTGGCGGTGCGCAAGCTCGAGGAACGCGAACGGCGACTGGAACTGGCGCAGCCTCGCGAACGGCAAAGGACTCTTCGCCGACGCGATCTACACCGGCCTGCTCTCCGATGCCGCAGGCTACAACAGCTGGAACCTCGACACCGGCGACTTCAAACTCTCCGCACGAACGACGGTCGGAGGAAAAACGGTCGACGCGATCGCCGGAGACTCATCGTCGGCAGCGCTCGCCGAGGCGAAGAAGTACGCCGACCAGATGAAGCGTGAGTCCGACCAGACCGACCTCGACAACCTCGCCGCGGCCAAGGACTACGCGCAGGCGAAAGCCGAAGAGGCCCGAAAGAACGCGCTCGCGTCCGCCTCGACGGACGCGACGAACAAGGCGAACGCGGCCCTCGAGGCGGCGAAGAAGGCGGCGCAGGCGTACGTGGACGCCTTGGACGAGTCCCTTGGGCAGAAGAGCGTGTTCGACCGGCTCACGAACTACGGCAAGATCCAGGGCCTTTTCATGGAGAACGGCAACCTGTATGCCAACGCGTCCTACGTCAAGTCCGGCGTCTTGGACGCGAACCTCGTCAAGGCGGGCATCCTGACCGACAAGAAGGGCCTGCAGTACTGGGACATGACCACCGGCGAATTCCGGCTGGCCGGAACCAGTACCATTGCCGGGAACAAGGCGAGCGACCTCGCCACCACCACGGCGGCACAGCGGCTCACCTCCGAAGCCGAGGCGGCGGCCAAGAAATACGCCGACGGCATCGGCTCGAACACGCTCGCGTCCGCGAAGGCCGACGCCACAAGCAAGGCCAATGCCGCGCAATCAGCGGCCGCGGCCGATGCTACCAAGAAGGCGAACAGCGCGGAAGCCAACGCCAAGAAAGCCGCTTCCACGGACGCGACGAACAAGGCGAACGCGGCCCTCGAGGCGGCGAAGAAGGCGGCGGCCGACGGTGACACCAGCACGCTCGAAGCCGCCAAATCGTATGCCGACAACACGGCCACGAGCCATGTGAACACGTTCGAGAAGGCGCTCACACAGCAGTACATCTTCAACAAGCTCACGAACAACGGCCAGCTGCAGGGCCTGTACATGAGCGGAGGACTGCTGTACGTCAACGCCACCTACCTGCGAAGCGGCATCATCAGCGGCGCGAGAAGCTACTGGAACCTCGACAGCGGCATATTCTCCATGACCGACGCCAACGGCGTCGAAACGGTTCATCTCGACGGCAGCGGAGGCCATAACACGCTCACAGGAACCTTCCAGACTGGCACGTCCGGATCTCGCCTGTGGATGAGCCCGAAATTCAAACAGAAGCCGATCGGAGGATCCGCCGACATCACCGGCGCCGGCATCTCGTTCATCCACGCGACAGATGCGGCGCAGCAGCCATACATCGCTGCCGAGTCCACGAATTCCGAGGTGGGCGAGATCTCGACGCTCACCTTCAACGGCGGTCGTCGCGCGAACACAGATCCAGGCGCCTTCGTACGAGTCGGCAGCACGAAAACCGACAACGCCAAGATGCGAGGTGTCTTCCAGGCACTCGTCATGCGCGACTACAGCCTGTCGTCAAATGACGCGAAAAGCTCCGGCGCACGACTGGTGTCTTCGGCCTCTCCAGACACAAACGCGATGGACACGTATTCGGAACTTGCGGCATGGGATCCAAACGGCGCCGTCGGGGTGAAGGCAGACATCAACACCGGATACCTCTACATGGGAGGCTTCCTCGGAGGCTATGCGAACCGTCATACTCTCGATGGATCCATGGCATGGAAGGCATGGATGCCGAACGGCGGGGCGATCTCGGTCGGCGCGGCCGCGACCATGCACTTCACCGCGTCGTCGCCGGCAAAATACGGCAGATACTACGCCGTCGCAAACGCTGACGGAGAATGGGGCGGCATCATCATGCACGTCAAAAACACCGGAGGACAATCCGGATGGGACATCCTAATGTACAACGCCGACCGGAACCCATGTACGGTCGACATGTATTGCGACACCTTCGGATGGCTCGTCAAATAAGGAAAGCCAAACATGAGACAAACCATGACAATGAGCGACGGGAACATCATCGTCAACTGCGACGAACCCGTCAACGGATACCAGCAATTCGTGTTCTCCCCAGGAACCATTGCATCCTGGACGGCACTGCTCGGACTTGGATCCACAGCCGAAGCAGTCGCCGCGATAATGCAAGGCGTCGAGGACACGACGCGACACGATCCGTCAACCGGCAGGGGGGTCTGGACGGAGGCCTATGAAGCGCTCGAAGCGGCGCTGAACGACAGTGCGGCGGACATGTCAATGCTCGCCGATGACGGAACCGTCCAGAACGATCCGCTGACTGTAGCCCGCAACGACACCAGAAAAGGCATGCACCTACCAACCATCCCGCAACAGGCGCAATCGGTATCGACATACGCCCTCGAAGACTCAGACGCCGGAACCGGCATAGACACGTCCTGCGTTGACGCACAGGCGCTTTCCGACCTGCTCTCGGACAAGACGGTTGCCAATGCCATCGACAACGCCGAGGAAAGCTTCTACGCAAGCCTCATGCCGCAACCAATAACCAGATGAAAGGTAGTAGAAAAATGAACGATGACCAGCAGTACGTCAGCTTCGACCGACTCGTATCGCAGAAGCTTTCCGAACAACTCGCCGACGCGAACCGGCAGATCGCCACACTCGCCGCCATGTGCGACATCAAGGACGCGCAGATAGCCGAACTCCGCAGCCAGCTCGAAAACAAGGACGACGGCAATGGCAACGCTTGACAGCTTCCGCGAAGCCACAGGCGAACCCATCCAACTCGACCTAGCCAACGGCTACATCGCAGACATACGCCTCAACGCCGGCGACATCAACGGCCGCACCATCACCGTCGAACTCACCGACAACGGCACCCCCATCACCGACACCACCGGCATCACCGTCGCGCTCGCCTACAACACCAGTCCCGGCAGCGGGCTGGGCGACCGCGTGAGCATGCCAGCAGTGTTCGGCACCACCACGGCCACGTACCGTGTCGCCGTGCCGCGCAAGGCGTTGCAGCACGCCGGCGCGATCCTCATGGGCATCGAGGTCAGCGTCAACGGCACGAGGATCTGTTCGCGCAACTTCCACGGCATCGTCGAACGAGCCGTGTTCGACGCGACCGCGCCCGACGCGCAGGATCAGATGGGCGTGCTCGACAAGCTCATAGACGACGCGACCACGGCCATCAACAAGGCCGTCAGCGCGGCCGGCGAAGCCAAGGACGCCGCAGACGCGGCACGCACCAGCGTGATCGAATACCGGCAGCTCTCCGACGACTGCAAGGCCAAGATCGCCGCCAGCGCGGCCGCCGGCGTGGTCTTCGCGACCCAATCCGACATAGACGCCCAGTACGACACCGTGATCGCGCCGGCATTGTCCGACGCCGAAACGATCCCGCCGCTCACCCAGTCCGACATCGACTGGGCGCTCGACATCATCAACCGATAAACAGGAAGGAGCCATCATGGCGAACACACAGAAGGTCATGACCCTCGCCGACACCGCCAAGCTCATCGCCAAGGTGCACGCCAACGCCGCCAAGGGCGTGCGATTCGAGTACGACGGCACCAAGGGCGAATACGGCAACATCGCCGCCTACTTCGCCGCCCACAAGGACGGCAAGGTGTACGGCGTGAGATTTCCCAAATACACGTACAGCAACACGCCAACCGGCGTGAAGACCCGAGACAACGCCAACCTGACCATCGAGATCAGCACCAACGCCAAGGCCGGACGCGACGACTACGCCGCACTGCCTGCCTTCCGCACATGGGACGTCAACGCCACCGTGGACGACGACGGCGTGCCCCATGTCACCGCCATCGACGGCATCGACACCCGCTTCAAACGCGACGGCAGCAACGGCGACGTGTACGTCATGACATGCCCCGGATACTACAAGCTCGAAAGCACGAGCACCCACAACGAATTCCTGTACAGCGACACCCAGTACGACGGTTACGCGCCATTGCCCGGCGTGCTGCTGCCCGACGGCAGCAAACGGCCATGCCTGTTGTTCGCGAAATACGCCGCCTCCCTCGACTCCCAGCAACGCCCCCTGTCCGTCAGCGGCAAGGAGATCGACCGAGAATTCGGCTCCCAGAACCGAGCCATCGACTACGCGCTCAAGAAAGGCAAGGGCTACGCCGGCCGCTGCGCCGGCGACACCTTCTACGTCCAGCTCATGCTCATGCTCAAATACGCCACCAAAAACTCGGACGTGCTCGGCGGCTGCTGGCAGTACACGCCTCAGACCGCCGTCACCAAGGCCGAAACCGGCGTCAAGCGCGTCATCATCGCCACCAGCTACGCCAACAACTTCGACGTCGGCAGCACCGTCAACGTCGGCACCGACAAGGAACGCAACAACACCGGCAACTACAGCGCCGCCCGGGCACGCACCATCCTGAGCAAGACCGCCATCGACGCCAGCAACACCGCCCTCAACCTCGACGGCGACGCCATCACCACGACCACCGCATGCTTCGTCAACAGCATGCCGTGGAAGACCGGGGCCACCGACAAGCTGCTCGGCACCGACGGCCGCCCATCCACCGCGTCCGCCGCCAACCACCAACCCATCCGCCTACAGGGCATCGAACTGTTCAACGGCATCTACGAAAGCGACGCCGACCTCATCGCCAACGCCGTCAAGGACAACGACAACCTCGGCCGCATCGAACTCTACCGCGTGTTCGACATCACCAAGGCATCCAAGACCTCGACGGCGAACTACACCAAGATCGGCGAATTCACCGCACGCGACAAGACCACGAACGACTCATGGCGCTACGCCGAGGACTTCACCCTGTCCAACGGCGTCATCATCCCCACGGGCCTGAACGCGACGAGCACCACCGGCATGTGCGACGCCATCGGAGCCAACCCGCTCACATCCCAAGGCCTCCGACAGGTGCGGCGCTTCGGCGTCCTCTGGGATGGGGCTGCCTGCGGCGCTTTCGCCGCGTACCTCGGGAGCGACCTCGCGCTTCGCTGGTGGTACATCGGGGGCCGCCTGTCTGCGCTCGGTCGCACGAAGGCGTAGCCGCAGTGCGATGGGGGGTGAAGCGAAGCGAGGGGGCGAAAGCCCCCTTTCTACGTTTCGCAACTCTTTGGGATTTGTGGCGGTACGCCTCCGACGTCCGTGCGTGGTGCAGCGCTTCGGCAACCTCAGGGATGGGGCTGCCTGCGGCGCTTTCGCCGCGAACCTCAGGAACGACCTCGCGAATCGCAGGTGGAACATCGGGGGCCGCATATCAGGAACCTGTCAACGCATATACGCCATTACGCCACAACTACCCTCCACGCCAGCCAGTGAGAGGGCAAGCCACGGCCCAGCCGAAAATCAAACCGAGCACCCGGCCGGTAGGCGAACCCATCCAGCACCGTCGAACGCCGGCATAGTCCAGATAGGAAACGCTCTGAAAACCCATTGCAAGCACACCCGCTGCGCCACGCCCATGTTCGTCCGCAGGGCGATCGATCACTACCTCAAGGGCAAACGGTCCCGCCGCGACGTGACCCGCTTCCTCGAAACCCACCCCGACCTCGACCGGCTCGCCGAACGGATCGCCGACGAGATACGCGAAGGCCGATACCGCGACACCAGGATCACGTACTTCAACCGCGTCGAACCGATCAGCGGCAAACACCGCGTCATCGGCCGCGAATCGGTACGCCACCAAATCTACGACCATGTGGCCGTCATGGCCCTCCAGCCGTTGTTCGACGCGAAGGTGGGCCGATGGCAGACCGCCAGCATCCCCAATCGTGGCACCATCGACGCCCGCCGCGCGATCAAACGATGGACACGCGAACGATCCAGCAAATGGTTCGTGAAGCTCGACGTGCGCAAATACTATCCCAGCATCGACCGCCCCACATTGAAGGCGATGCTCACGCGCGACGTCGGCGACCCGATCCTGCTGCGCCTCGTGTTCCACCTCATCGACCGGTACCAAGGCGACAACGGCCTCAACATCGGCAGCTACCTGAGCCAATGGCTCGCCAACT